ATCTACCTGCCACTCAAATTTTGTGTTATCAGCACTCATTTTCGCCGCACCAGATAGGAAAGGAGTATCCATTGGAGCAATATTATATATAACGTCAGACAAGTCTTCACGAATCGCCACTGAACTATAAGTTAGTGACGTATTTGTAGCGATTGCCATTTATTGTTCTCCTAATTAGGATTTAAACATGTCTTCCAATAAAGCAGCCGCATCATCGACGTGGCCTGTTTCTTGGAGACGCTTCATTGATTTCGCACGTGAAGACTTATTTTTACTCTGTTTTGACTGAGGGGAACCAGCTCTTACAACCCTCGGCTTGTTTCTGACCTTTTTGGCCCTTGGATTGGCCGTCTTTTGTTTGTCGTACTCCATAGCTTTATACAAGACAACGAATGCCCTGTGGTCGTTAAGCATATCCAGCTCATCATTGGAAAAATCATTTTTTACAGCATAATCCCTCAACTCTGAGGCTATTTTCTGCCTTTTTTCCTGATCTCCCCATGCCGGGAGTTTTTCAATAAGCTTCCCCTGTTCCTCACGAACAGTCTCGGCAAATTGAACTTTGTGCTCCTGCTCGGCTTTCGCCATAGCTTCGGCCTGTGTTTTTTTCGCAGTTTCGATTTTGTCCATAAAATCACGCTGCTCTTCCTTCTTAGTCATGTACTCAATAGGATCGAGCTGCCGGAGTTCATCCCAATTAATCGTATTGAACTGCTGCATAGAGTTAGTCATACCTTCAACGTAATGATTGATGGCATTCACGTACTGCGCTCTTTCTTCCTGAATCTTGTTGATTTCGGTCTCTACCTTGTTGCGGTAGCCCTCCATCTCCTTTCGTTGTTCAGAAACTTCTTGCGTTTTTTTAGTATAGTCTGATTGTCTTGAATAACCCTTCATAAGCTCGTCAAGGGTAACTTCGTGTTCTTCGCCGCCAACATTCACGGCATATACAAGTTCCTCTCCCTCTTCTTCACGGTTCTCAGACCCTTCCTCAGAATCTTCTTCAGACTCCTCGGAATCCTCTTCCAATGATTCGTCTTGAGTTTCCTCAGTGGACTCTTCCTCTTCTGTAGGTTGTTCTTCTTCAGTTTCTGGAGTTTCCTTTTCAGGTTCCATCATCTTCAAAAGAGCTTCTTGCGCCTCTAATACACTACCGTCCAGCGCGTTTATATCTACTTCTGTTGCTTGCGGGGCTTCTTGCGTATCCGCCATGATAAAATCCTCTTAGATAAATGGGTGTTGCTTTTCCAGTATCTTAGCCATGTGTCCAGTTTCAACTATGGATTCCACATGACCGCGCACCTTGTCAAGCAGTCTTATCGCCAGCCAGAGTGACTCTCTGGCCTCGGATTCATTAGAACCGCTGTTATGCCAGCGTTCCATCAAATCTGTTTTTAGTGTGTCAAAAGCCTCATTAAAAAGCTCATCGTTGAGGAGGCGTTTAGCATGCTCCTCTCTTCTTTGGTCCGTCATGCTGTTCTAGTCTTCCCCTTTTTTCTCAGCCTTGCGAGCCGTTCAGCCTTTTTTATTTCCTCATCTAACGCTGACATATTTAGGTCATAAGGAGAGTAAGGTCGCATTTTGGGCTTCGTTTTAGTTCCCTTATACCCGTACTTTGGTCTTATTCCAGATGGTTTACCAACAGTCTTAATTCCTGTTGAACCGTGACGAGATCCAATACCGGGACCAATATGAAAAACATCAACCATTAGACGTAACGCTTCCTTCCTCCACCTCTCTTGGGTTTCGGTTTTCCCTTCCTAGAGGCTACGTTAAATGTCTTGGCCCAATCCTCCGCCGCTTTTTTAGTCTTAAATAGACGAGTCTTGCCTCCGTATATCGCTTGATATCCGTTCGCTACCTTTGTAACTGCCATTACGTATCTCCTATAGCCACTGGCCTTTTCTGTTCGGCCTCTAGTTTAAGCTCTGCCACCTTGAGCTGCGTTTCTACCTGTAGAGCAGCTTGATCTAGCTGCAGTTTCTGTGCCTTTAACTGAAGCTCTCCCATCTTTATCTCAACCTCTTTCTGCTTGATCTGAGACTCAAGTGCTACTGCCTGTTCGCTGGCGTTTGGCTCTTGTTGCTGTTGCGATGGGTCGGTTAAAAAGTCCTGTACGTTGGCAAAACCCATATTCTTAATAACCTGCGCCGCTATGTTGTACAAATTCTGCTCATTTACAATACCAAGACCCCCACTAAGAGCCTGTGTTGCGAACTGTATGAGTTGCGACAGGTGCATTAGTTGCTGGTCCCTATTCCCGTGTCCAAGGCCAACAGCGACCGTACAGTCGTATTTATCGCGCCACGTGGATGGGTTAACCGGTATCCACGTACCTCTAATGCCGATAACTGTGTCTGCATCTTGGTTTTTCTGGAGAAGCTCATAGATAGTAGACATAAGCTCCTTGACTCCGGTTTCCGCGAAGTTCCGGGCTATCAGCTCAACCCTAGCCTGTGCCGCAGTCATTACCTGTGCAACGGCTGTAGCCGTTGTGTGGGACGTCAAGGCGTTGTCATTCAATCCCTGAGTGTTCTTCGATACACCAGACCTGCTCTCCCTTACACCGTCCAAATACTCAAGCATCTGGAAAGAATAAGGCTCAAGGGAGGGAGTAGCCAAAGGGGTGACTGCGTTGGGGGATTTAACTCTAACTACCCCTCCCGGCCTTTGTGTCAATAGGTCGTCTAAGTTCGCCTGTCCTTCCATGACAGCGTAGCGACCAAAGTTCTGGTTGTACATATTGTCCATCAGGTTACGCATCAGCGTACTCTTGATGAGCTGGAGCGATTCAACCTGATCTGCTACAGATAAACCAAAGAATTTGTGAGGTATCCTTATGGGACAGATCGATATAAACGGAATTGAATCTATAGGCTCGTTGGCTAAAACGGTGCTGCCTATAGTGCAAACTTTTCTGAGTTCTGCAATACCATCACCATCGTAATCTGTTTTTACGAAATTCTCATGCAGCCAATATTCACGCAGAGACTCCTCTGTCCCACCAACACCCCAGTTGCCCACATCAGCGTTCGAGGAAAGGTCAAAGGCGTATCTGGCCTGTCGCTCGGCATTGTATAAAACATCTTCACCCGAACCCAATTCATCCGGGTCAGGGTCGTAACCCATTTCCCTCAATTCTGAGAGGGTCTTCCTCACCCGATGACAGACGAAACGAGCGTCCTGTATGGTTTTAGCTTCCCGGTTAATTAGGAACTCAGAGGGAGGAACATTTTCAATCTTAATCGAACCTTTTGAATTAAGTCGTTTTATTACGATATCATGGTAGGTTATGCTGGTGTATTCCCCAGTCACCTCGTCGGCGTCGGATGAGATGTACGGAGAATGCTCAATGACCTCAACATCCTCTTCGTTTATCAGGGCATCCAGTTCTATCTCGGTAAGCCCTTTATACTCCTCGCGGTTCCAGACCTCTTCCTCATTCCACCATACTTTGACGATTCCGTTCTTACTCAGGAGTGCGTCTGTAAACCAATTATAAAGTATCTCCCATCCAGGATTTAATTTAGTGAATACGTAGTTTACATAATCTGTGGCTTGTTTAGCCATCTCAACATCTTCGGGTCCGACAGGATTAAACTTAACCATGTCATCGCCAGAAGCAAACACTCTCATTAAAGAGGGTTTAATCCATTCTATCGTATCCTGAACTGTGGAATCTACAAACTGAGATCTGCCATCGACTTCATTACCAAAGGGGAGTCCATAGTAGTACTCCATAGCTGTCTCGCGTTGCTTGGATAGCTCGTCTCCATAGCCTAGAGAGTCAGTAATCTCAGACTGTATTCGTCCTACAAGTTCTTCTTCTGTTACTTTAGGCATAAGCTACCTGTCTCGGTTGTTCTGTCTGTGCAAATGTGGGAATTCCCTGTTTCTTAAAGAATTCCATAAGTATCTTTTTGACCTCTGGGTCTCCTATTGGAATCCTCATCATAATTACGCCACCCCTGTTATCGTGAGGACCAACCTCTACAGGCACTCCAAGGACTTGTCGGGCTGTTTTGGGCATATATGAATCGTAGTACTTCTTTTTAGCATCCCCTTCGCGTGGTACACTTGGGTCACGTGCAGTATCCATGTCGACTCCGTGCCATTTATTGACTATCTCCTCACCTACTGGCCACGTGACATAATCGAAGTTGTTTTCCAGAGCAAACCGTACCGCCTCTATCAATGCGTTGCCAACCCAAGAAGAGGGGTTCGTTCGGGGCAAAAGAGGCTGGTTACGCTGTTGCGCTTCCAAAGTACCCGGAGCTAATTTGTAAGGGTACCCTACCTCGCCAGACCTTAATAAGGTCTCGTGGTAGGCAATCTCTGCTAGATCTTCTGCTGTTCTTCTTCGTGATTCTGTAATAAACGGATCACGAAGGGGATTAATGTCTTCTGGTCGAACACCTTGATTGAGCTGATCGGCAAGTTCAGGGGGAATTT